TTGCTTTGGTGTTAGCATTCTCTCACCGTCCTCTACTTCTTTATGAGACAAAAAATACCACCAGGGAAAGCGATATAATCCCAATTTGACATATGATTTTTATCACGTCACTCTTCGTCCCGATCATAAGCCCGAGCAGGAATGTTATTATCATTCCTGACACGAAAAAATGCCACGGAATCATTTCTCTAATCATCCTGTCCCTCTCCTTTCGTCTGCTCCCATATATCTGTCAAACATTTCACCACCTCAATCGCGCTCGCCGTCCGTAAGATCTCGTAGTCCCTCATCCTCCATCCGTTCCGCCCGTTTTGAAGTGTAGGTGTTGTTAAGATCCACATCGTTATCATCCTGTCCTGCTCTTCGCTGTAAAATTGGCTGGTAGAAATTTTGATTACGAGCCCCGTGGACAGTATGGCGCGCTGAAGCTTTTTCATGACAGCATTACAATTCATATCATACCCCATACAGTTATTATTCTATTTTACCATTCTCGTTTCCTGATCCGCGTACCCCTTTTACACAATTGCATGTCCTTCCAGTATCATATAGCTGTTGTATAGATATATCGTTTTCCTGCGATACCCATAAAAATCTTTCCTCCCGATAGGGATGTTGCATATCTTTGAGATGTTGTCATACCCCAGCCCTGATGTCAGGCTAAAAAACAGATATTGCGCCAACTCTGCATATGCGCTTTCCGCAGCCAGAAGCAGCAGTTCCAATTCCCTACCCTTTGCGTTTTTGCACTTGTCTTCTATTTTTTTTACCTCATTGTATGTCAGACCGTAACCATTAAAGTATGTGTCCCTTGTTCCCACATTCCCCACCTTCTTTCTTTTTGCTTTATTTTTTTGTTACCCTATCCCAGTCCCGCAGGATTTATCTGTGTAGACAGAGGGAACCAGCACACAAGCTGGCGCGCCGGATCTGACCGGTTAGGTGTAATTCTGCGGCTTCCCCTCTGTTTCGTCAGTTTAATCTTTTAACCACCTATTATCCAAATAGCAAAATTCAGTTACAACACCTGCAGTCAGAGCTATCCATAAAGCCCAGAACATTCCATTCGCAACACTATGCGTACAGCTGTCTAATGCTTGCTCAATGGTATATCCACGGAAAAATCTGGAATTATTTGAAATCGTCCCGTCCGATAATTTGGTATATATGGTCCCTGTATGCTTAGGGGATGTCCCGTAATATTGGAACCGTACCTTTACAAATTCCCCAGACTTCCAACTATATTCCCAGATTCTATTGTCTCTATGTGATTGTCCAGAGAATACGGGATTTTCTCATATGGAAATTCAATACCACAAAATCGAATATTTTCCGAATGCCTGACTTCCGAATCCTCTGTTTCCCATTCGTAATACACTTCTGTCTTAGTGTGTTTTATACCTTTTGAATCAGTTACCGTAACTTCTCTTTCATGCCGTTCATATCGTTCCTCCACTTTTTCTATACAGAGATATTTCCCTCCAACTTCATCGAAGGTCACTGTATCGATTGCCTGTAAATCTCCATATACAAAAGCATTCCCTACATTGGTATCCATTCCATACCGGAACAACTCCGGCGTATCAATATGTACGGCCTTTTGATATTCAGCGTTTTTATCATTCTGCATATCGGTTATTCCCCCGGATATAAAGGAGCCGATTATCAGCATGACTGCTGCTATTGCAACGCTGATTATGATTTCACGCCTGGTTATTTTCATATGTTATTCCCCAAATAAATCCTGAGGTGCGTCAACAGGTGCTTGATAATTCAGCCGCTGAAATTTCAAAACCTCATAGCCTGTCCAGTCGAGGAAGATTCTTGCTGGAAACTTCTTTACATACCTGTTATAAGCTGTTACGGATTTATTGTAATTTTCCCGGTACTGGGCAAGCATGTTTTCGGTAATAGACAATTCATTCATGAGCTGCTTATAATTCTCATTACTTTTCAGTTCTGGATAAGCATATGTAACTGCCGCAATCACAGTATTTACATCTTCTACACTGTTCCCTTCGCTCATTCCATCTGCAAGTCCAGTCAATGTTTCTGATTCGTGCCTATCGTACTGTTTCACACAGTCTGCCAGATTATAAACCAAGTCAACCCTGCGTTTCTCCTGCACTTTAATGTCAGATTCAGCGGTATAGACCGATTCCTCTAGACTAATTGCCCGGTTCTGTGCTGCCTGCACTCCAAACACACACGACAAAACTACTGCCACTACTGTTCCTACGATAATCAATGGTAATTTCCAATTTTTCATAGCTCTTTCCCTTCATTTAAATGATCATTTTCGCCTTTGCAAAATACATCTGGCTAATCACTAATCGTGAAAAAAATCATGGGCAACACCCCAGCAAAGGCTGAGAGTATTAACACATCTCCCATTCTGCTGGAGCGGTCCATACTAAACGCCAGAATAAATAGTATCAGCCAAGCCGCAGCCGCTATTCTGCCCAATATTCCTAAAATATCCTTTTTGTCCATTTTCTTATCCCACCTTAATAAGGTCAGATTTTTTCGATTACGTTTTTATACAGCTCTCTGTACTCTTCCAGCAGTGCTTCTGCTCTTTCCGCACGGATCATCAGCTCCTGCACCTCCGCATTACACCTCTTCTGAAGCTCTGCGGGAATTGCAACGCCCGGAGCTTCCACAGGCACTTTCTGGACTACATCCTTTTCTACGATCTGCGGTTCAATCCCGATCTCCGCCGCAAGCTTGCTTTTCACATCTGCCAGCTGCTCATCTGTTACTGTACGGAGGTATTCCTCAAAACTTCTGGATGGCACATAATACATTCGATCGCTGGAGCCATACCGCAGCCCCTCGCAATTTACCTCGATGTCTGTGTGTACA